ATGGATGCATTACAAAGACTAGAAGATAAATTAGATAAGATATTAATAGGTAAATAATTATGGCTATATTTAAGGGGTTTAAACCTCAAGGTATGCAAAAAATAGCTAACAAGATGGGCTATCAAGGTGCTATGGAAAACTTTGATAATTATCTTGAGCAGAATCCTGATAAGCAAAGAGAGATGATTGTATATCAAGATGCTGCAAAGCAAATGGCTAAAGGTGGTGTAGTAAAACTACAAACAGGTGGACAAGTACAACCAAGACAATTATCACAAAGCTACGTACCACCACAACAAAGTTCTAAGGGTAAAAAGATAGGACAGGTAGCTGCAGAAAGAATGCAAACACCGGGTTTACCTACAGGTGCAACAATAACTCCTGTTGGCACTAAAATAGAACAAGGACAGATTGTTGATCCACGAGCAGGTCAGACGCAAGGTGATATAGCTGTTGATCCTGCACTAGCAAGAACAGCACAGGCAAAAGAACCAAGTGCTGATAAAGATGCAAATGTAGCAGGTGTGATAACAAAAGCAGAAGAAGTTGGAACAGCTTTAGATGCAACACAAGCTGCACAAACAAACCCAGATGATCCTCGTGCAAAAGTTATAGCCGCACAACAAACTACATCTGCAGTATCAGATTTAGATGCTGCACAAGGTAACATTACAAAAATGGAAAACCCTGTACAGAGAGAAATACAACAGGGTGAGATAATAGACGGTGTGGCTAATGCTGAGAAAGCATCTAAATTTACAGAACAGATACAAGCTGCAGAAACAAATCCATCTGAAAAAGCAACAGTACAAGGACAACTAGCAACTTTAACACAAAACTTTGATGCAACTAATCCTCCTGCATGGGCTGCAGGTGCATTAAGAGGTGTACAAGCGGCAATGGCACAAAGAGGTTTAGGTGCTTCTTCAATGGCAGGACAAGCTATGATACAAGCTGCAATAGAGTCAGCTTTACCTATAGCACAAGCTGATGCACAAACTCAAGCACAGTTTGAAGCACAAAATTTAAGTAATAGACAACAGAGAGCAATGTTGGCTGCACAGCAACGTGCAACATTTATAGGTCAAGAGTTTGATCAAGCCTTTCAAGCTAGAGTACAAAACTCTGCTCGTATAGCTGATATAGCCAATATGAATTTTAATGCTGAACAACAAATAGCTTTAGAAAATTCTCGTGCTGTAAATACAATGGACATGGCTAATTTAAATAACAATCAAGCTATGGTCATGGCAGAAGCATCTGCTTTAGCTAATTTAGATATATCTAATTTAAATAATAGACAACAAAAAGCTGTACAAGAAGCACAGAATTTTTTACAGATGGATATGGCTAATTTAAGTAATCAACAGCAAACAGATATATTTAAAGCACAACAAAGAGTGCAATCTTTGTTTACAGATCAAGCTGCTCAAAATGCTGCTGAACAATTTAATGCTACATCTCAAAATCAAACAGATCAGTTTTTTGCTAACTTAGCACAACAAGCATCACAGTATAATGCATCACAATCTAATGCACAGGCACAGTTTAATGCAGGACAAGTTAATACTGTAGAAAGATTTAATGCAGAACTAAACAATCAACGTGATCAATTTAATGCAAACAATCAACTAGTAATTGCACAGAATAATGCACAATGGCGAAGACAGATAGCTACTGCAGATACAGCTAGTGTAAACAGAGCTAATGAATTAAATGCTACTGCAGTGTTAGATATATCTAAACAATCATATGACAATCTTTGGCAAATGTATGGTGACAGCATGGAGTTTGCATGGAAAAGTGCTGAAGGTCAACTAGACAGAATGAATAAATTAGCTATAGCACAATTAGATGCAGATACACAGGCATTAGTGGCATCTAAACAAGCTGCGTCAGGTGCAGGTAAGGCATTAGGTGGTTTGATTGGCACAATAGGTGGTGCTTTAATTCAACATGGCACAGGTAAAATTTTAGGATAATAAACAATGATTAATAACAGAGCAGTAGATATGTACGAAAAGTATATGCAATTAAACTTAGATGAACCTACACCAAAAGGTAGAGGTTTACTTACACCTATGAAAGCATTTAAAAAGAAAGAAGATAATGAGCAACCTATACAGGTTGCACACAAAGTTTTTAAAACACTTGTTGAAGCAAGGAAAGAATTAAATGGAAAAAATTGAACCAACATTTGATGCACCTATAGCAGGTATGTCTTTAACACATGAATTAGGTGCAAGACCTTGGCAAAGTCCTGCACAGTATTCTACTGTTGATGAAGCCATAAGATACTATATAGAAAGATTTCAAGATAATGAATCTGAAAAATCTTTACTAGATGTTTTAGAATTAGGTGTGCCTGTAAGTATTATTGCCAACACAATACAATTGTCTTCTGTTATGGAAGGTAAACATAATATAGATGTAGGCTTGTTAGTATTACCTGTGCTTATGGAACTTATAATGTACATAGGCGATAAAAATAAAGTTAAATATGACTCAGGTTTAAAACGAGGTAATACAGGTGTTAGAGACTCTCTAGTTGCTAGAGCAATAAAAGAGTTTAAAGAAGAAGACGGTAAAGAAAAACCTGTTGAAGAAAAACAGGCTATGGTAGAAGAACCAAAAGGTTTGATGGCAAGGAGAACAGAAAGTGGTATTTAGTAAAGAATTTTTTCAAGGTTTTACAGAAGGTCTTTCTGACAGTGCATCTGTTGCTATAGACAAATACTTATCAGAAGATCGCCAAGAAGCTAGAGAAGTAGCTAAAGATGATATTGACCTTATAAGACAAGACTCTGCTCGTTATAATACAGAATATCAAGGCTATAGAAAAGAAATGAAAGACTTGGTAGGTAAGATTGATAATGACCCTGATTTATTACAGTATGTTATAAGTGAGTATGGTTATGAAACAGCAAAAAAATATATTACAGATATGCATAATAATCATGTGCTTAAAGGTGGTGTAAAACCTGCACAAGTATTTAAATTAGCAGCGAGAAAAAAAGGTCAAACAGGTGTAACAATAGACCAGTTAGCACAACTACAAACAACACCTTTAAATGTTCCAAAAACAGATTACTCAAAACTAGGTGGTGGCATGACACGATTATTTGGTGGACAAGATGCTATGGCACGTATGATAGGAGATAGAGTAGAAGCTGGAATAGCAGGTCTTCCGGGTGTTGGTGTTGGTTTAGATGACATACCTCAAGTTCGTTTAGCAATTGATCCATTAGAAGAATTTGAAGTAGGAACTTTAGCTAATCCTAAAGATGAAACTGAAAGGTTAAATAATTTAGCTATAAACGCACAACTAGATGGTAATACAGAACTTGCTGCTAGATTTATAAATAGAAGAGATGTTAAACTTGCGTTTGCAGAAGTAAATAGAAATGTAGCAACAGGAGAAAATTTAACAACAGCACAAAAAAATGTATTTAAACAAAGCATATTACAATCTATGAAACTAAAACATAAATTTGATGCTACTTTTGATCCAAATGGCACTATGAGATTTGGAGATACATCTGTAGAAATTGCACAAGAAATTAATTCAAAAGCTGATACGTTACTTGCACAAGCAGTTGATTTAATGCAAATGGGTTATGCTTCAGAATTAGTTATGGCAAAAATAGATCAAGCTATATTTTCAAATCAACCAATTAAATATGATACAAGTATTAAAAGAATTTCACCTAGTGATGACCCTATAGGTCAAATTAACGAAAATATAAGTTTTTCACAAGCAAAAAGTTTAGTTAATACTGATATACTTATACAAGATATAACTAAAGCTATTGATTTTAAAGGAACTTTTATAGACCCTCAAACACTTGATCCATTATATAGTGATAGTCAAATAGAGGATATAAGAAATATTTTAAGAGGATTACAGATTGGCAATGTTAATAGTGTAAAACAAATAATAGATGACCTTGTTCAATATGGAATACCTCTCCAACATGCACAAATAATGATAAACAACATGACCAAGTAGTATTATGGAAAACTACAATCTCCAAGACCCTAAAAAATTAAATAAAGAGTTTCTGATAGGCAATAAAAACTTTCTAAACGATGCTAGAGGGTTTCTTATTGAGCGATCAGGCTATGAAACTTCAGACTTTAAATCTGACGATGATGTGTATGATGCTTTTATGCAACATTTTCGTAGACAAAATGTAAATGAGTTTACAGCTACAAGAGATTTAATCTACGCTCAAACACAAACAGATGACAATGGTCGTGCTAGAATGGGTCGGCTAATGGATACGTTTGATCATATGGATGGTGAGTTAGGATGGAAAGCTGCAGGTGATTATTTAGGTGGTGTATTTACTGCACCTTCTACATATGCAGGTATATTTTCATTTGGTGCTGCAAAAGCAGGAGCATTGGCGGCACAACAAGGTGTAAAGTTTGGTATACGTCAAGCAATAAAAGGTGGTGCAAGAGGTGTGATACCTGCACTAGCTATTGATGCACCTGTAGCCGCAGGAACTATAGCTGCCCAAGAACAGATACGTAAAGACACAGGTATAAAAGAAAAAGGTGAAGGTATAGATTTTGGTAAAGTAGGAACAGGAGCTGCAATATCTGCATTAACTAGTGGCATTATAGGTGGTGGTATAGGTGCTAGACAAGCATATACAGGCTTTCAATCTGAAAAAATAGTTATGAATAGTCTGTTAAAACAAAAAGCAAAAACTGAAGCAGCTCATGCAGAGTCTCTAAAAGTATTTAACAGTAAATCTTCACTAGGTAAAAAAGCAAAAGAAATAAAAAATAAATTAGCGTTAAAAGAAACAATACCTGAAGCACTTGAAGAAGGTAAAAAATTAAAACAAAAGATAACAAAAAAACAGGTAAAACAAACACCTATACAAAATATTAGTGCCACAATAGATTCTCAAACACTTGACAATATAGCCGCTGCAGGTGCTAAAATATATGATTCTATATTGCCAAGAGTAAAAGAAGTTAAAGCAGATGGAACATTAGTTAGGTATGCTAAAGGCAGTAAAGAAGATTTACAAGAAAGATTTTCTTCACGAATTACTAGAGCGTTACTAGACCAAAAGTCTGTAATTGATAAAGTAGAACAAGGTCTTGATGATACTTTAGCAAAACAAGATGCTTCAATTGATATTTTATCATTAGAAAATATATTAAAAAAACATAATGTTAGTTTAGAGCAATTAGGTCTCATCTATGCAGAAGAAGTATCGGAAGCAGGTCGTAAATTAGGAACACAAAGTAAAGTAAAAAGATTACAAAAAAAACTTCTAAAAGAAATGAACGATATGGATGGTGCATTACAATCATTAGGTGGTGACTTTACAGCTAAAGCCAGAACAAAGGTACAAGATGAAAAAATAGGTCTTGACGTTATGGGCATGGCAGGTAGAATTATAGATCAAATAGCTGTAAAAGGTCGTGTTGGTTTAATGACTATACAGGCTGTTACAACTGCTAGAAATACAACTAATGGTTATATGCGTAACTATTCATATGCTTTAGATAATTTAGGTTCAGGTTTATATAATGTAGTAGGTGGTAATTTAAAAAGAATACCTTTTTTAACAAGTAAACAACTTAAAGAAGAGGGTAGAAGATCAGTGAGATTAGGTGTAGCACAGTTAAAAACATCAGCCCAAGCGGCACTTTTGCGAGATTTAGTATTAGGCACAACTAGTGTAGAAACTGCCGCACTAGAAAAATTATTTAAAAATCCTGCTTTTGGTAAATCAGAACAAGCAAAAGAATTATTTAAAGAAATGGGAGATATAGGAAATCTTACAGGAACAGAGGGTGGACTAACAGCAGTAGCTAGAAAATTAAATATATTTAACACTATGAGTGATAATATGTTTAAACGTGCTATATTTTCAAGAGAATTAAATAAACTTGTACAAGAAGAGTATGGTAAGAATTTAAAAACAATATTAATGGAAGGTAACTTTCAAGCAATTGATGACAAGTTGACAGCTAAAGCTATGGAACAGGCTTTAGAATTTACTTATCAAGCAGGTAAATTTCATAAAAAAGAAGGTTGGTTTAATAAAATATTTGCTAATGGTGTAATTAACTTTGGTCAAAGTAGACTTGGTAGTTTAGTTATTCCATTTCCAAGATATCTTATAAATCAATTTAGATTTTTTTATGAACACGCTCCTATAATTGGTATGTTTGATTTTGGTTCAGGAATATTAAATAAATCTACTGCTGCAGATCGTGTTGGTAAACAGCTTGGTGGTATTACTACTCTATATGCATTTATGCAAATGAGAGCAAATTTAGGAACAGAAGATACAGGTGCTTTTGAATTTTATTCGCCTACAGGTCCAGAAGGTGATAGTCGTTTTAAAGGTGCTATGCGTAATGTATTAGGTTCAACAGGTGGTTACTTTGATTTAAAAGCTACATTAGGACCTTATGCAATGACTGCTTGGTTATCTGATTTCATGTACAGAATGATGCCACATCAAGATGCAACTACATATAAATTTAAAATACCTGCTACAGAAATGGAATTTGATACTTTTATTAAACAAAATCCAAGAATGGCAAAAGGTATAAAAAATAATAGAATAAGAAGAGATTTAGCATATGCTCTTACAGGTGGATTAGGTAGAGCAGGAACAGCATCCGATATTTTAGATATAGGTATAGACACACTTGTTAATGGAACTAACTTAACTACAGATAGAAAAGCAGCAGAATACTTTTATAAACTACTAGCTAATGCTTTAAATACATACACAGTTGGTGCAGGTGTGTTTAAAGATACAGCAGCTATTATTAGCCCTAACTTTAGAAAAGTTCCAAACAACACTGATGTATCAGTATTAGGATACTTTGCAAAACAAGCTACACGAGCCTTTCCACAAATAGCTGATCCTACAGGTGTAGATTCTTTTAAAGGTATAGATAATGACGTAGATGGCATGAACATTTTTAATACAGGATTTGTATATAAAGGTGTAGGACCTAATAGAAAAGGTTTTTCTGCTACACCTTATAGATCAACAGGAATAACATATGTTAATCCTTTGTTAAAACAAGCAACAGGATTATTTGAACAAGAAGAAAAAACATTTGCACAAAAAGAATTTGATAGATTAGGATTTGATTATGTAGAATTAATACCTAGAAGAGTGCAAGATGATACCGAATTAAATAATGATCAAAAACAAGTAATGTCTACTATTATAGAAAGCACAATTACTAATTATATTGCCTATGATACTACCTATAAAAAATCTAGTGACCTACTTAAAAGAAGACTTTTAACAGTAGCATTGGCTAGTGCAAAACAAATGGCTAGAAAAATAGTATTAGACCCTAAAGGTGCAGGAAATAGTTATACAGAAATACGTAGGAAAAATAAAGCAGTTTTTTATTCGTTACCACAAGACTTACAAAAAGAGTTACGAGAACAATATAAAACACAAAATGATGGCGAAGACCTTGTAGATATAGAAGATTTTGGTAGAGCATTAGCTATATTAGAAGAAATGCCATCTAAAAGAAGAAAAGCCTTTTTAAGTGATCCAAATTATCAAGATGTACTAAAAGGCTTTAAAGGTTTTGACTAACGCTTATCACCACTACCACCTAATACACCTCTATTCTTTCTAGACTGTAACTTATTAATATTATCATCCATTATCTTTCCCAAGTTAACATCAAAGTAATCAGCCAACATAGCACAGTACCACAATACATCACCTATCTCACTAGCTACATCAACATCTAGCTTTTTATCACGTATAATTTTTTTAACCTTGTTAGCTACTTCTCCTGCTTCACCTACTAACCCTAGAGATAAATACTCTAGGGCTTTATTAGCAGGGAAGATAGCAGTCTTTTTAGCTTCTATCTGATACTGATTAGCAGTTATCATGCTTTTGTTTTTATCTTGCATAAACCTCTTGACCTCTTCTTCTAGTTTCATTTACTTGTATCCTTTTATATTGTCTAGCATAAGCATCATTCCAACCACGTTGCCATTCTCTATAAGCCATAGAGTTTAGATGGTAAGGTGACTTTTCATTTCTCTTAAATGCATTTACACCTTTTGTGTATTGAATTATTAAAGGTGCATCATATTTAGAAAGACCTCTATCTTTTCTACTTCTTATCTTTTTTATCATCCTTATTCTCCTCTTGTTGTTGTTGAGGTTTAACGAAAAACTTTTGTAATACTTCAAGTTTATCATGGTAGTCTGCTATCTTGCCTAGTTCTATTTCGATAACAGCTTGTATATCTTGGTGTGAATCTTCACCAATACCTACAGGATTTGTAAGCAATACTTCCATATTTGCTAGATGTTTATTAATCATACCCATATAATAGGTTCTAGCTGCTCCAATTAACATTTCTCTCATAATTTTACTCCTTTTTAAAAATTTATCTTCATATAAAGACCGTCAGAGGGGTGAAAGACACCCTCCGAAGGGTAACATACCTGATTATGTAGATTGTATGTCTACGACCTCACAGACTCCAGCACTACAGGCTAACTCTTTTGACCCTGCAGTATTGTCCTCTTTTTCGTATTTTTGTAGTAATTTCCAATCTATACTCTCAGGCATACTATTTTTTAGCTTTTCATACTCTTTTTTGTTTATTTCTTGATAAGGTGCTTGTGCATATGTATGATCGCTATGGGGTAGAAAACTAATTCCTGATATATCATCAAAGTTTTTGTAGACCCATGCACCTACTTCCATCCACTCTTCTTCTTTTACAGAGATTGTTACAGATGGTTTGTGTTCACACCAATACTCTTGAAATGTTTTCCATAAATTTAGTTGATCTATAGCTGACATTTCATTTCTTGTTGTTGCACCTTCAGGTGCTTTCATAGGAAAACTAAACACTGTTGTGCTATCAGGTTTCATAACATCAGGTTCGTTTGGTATACCACTCTCTTTCATAAACTGTGTTAGTGGGTCTTTGTTGTCACCACGTACAGTACGAATATAATACTCGCTATGTCTAGTATGTATGCCACTTGCACTATCGACAAGCTGAGAAACCGTACCACTTGGCTTAACACAAGTGATTGCAGTTGACTGAGGTATGCCAAGCATATCTGAATACTTTTTATTTGTTTCAATTGCTTTCTCCTTTAACTTTGTAAGAATACTACCAACTCTTGATCCATCAAATATTTGTTGACCATCTTCAAGAAACATAGTGTTATAATCATTAAACAATTGATTGTCCATGATACCTGTAAGAGATACACCAAGTAGTCTTTCTTCTTCTGTATTATCTTTCCATATCTTACGTAGATATTTAAAATCTGTAAGTGTAGCTTGAAACGTACCTAAGATTGTAGCCATCTCTACTTTTTCTAATAGAGTCTTTTCTGTATCTTCTGCTCTTATAACTACTTCAGATAAATTACAGAACTGATAAGGTCTTAATATAATCTCACTACAAGGATTACAACCAAAGGCATAATCAGTTTTACGTCTACCATTTCTACCTGCTTGTTGAACAGCAGACTTACGATTAAATATACCACGCTCTCCTGATTTACTCTCAACAAGTGCCAACCATTCACGCATGTATGTCTCCATACTAATCTTACCTTTGTATGCTACGCTGTTATTAGCCAATGCTCTTTGTCCTTCATTCTCCCACCATTGACCTGATTTTGCGTGTCTCATTTGATCATCACCTAAGTTAGATAAACTGATAAGAGCAGAACGTCTAACACCACCAACAACTACAACTTCACCTATCTTACACATAAGATCGTGACATTCTATTGGGTAGAGTCTTCTACCTGCTGCATTCTTAAACATGTTAATACAGAACCTGTATAAGTCTACAAGTGGTTCAGGACCTGATGCTCTACCACCAAATGTTTTAAGTCTTGCACCTGCAGGTCTTACATCTTCAACATCAAACACAGGAACTTGTCCTACATATAACATAGCAATAAGTTCACGTAGTGCTTTTGCCCAACCTGAACGTGAGTCACCTACTTTGATAACTGTAGTGCTATCTTCAAAGTGTTCATTAACAACAGGTAGCTTATCTACATTCTCTCGTTCTACAGAAAATCCTACACCTGTACCACACATAAGAATATACATACATTCATCAAAAGCACGAGGACTGTCAACAGGTAGATAAGAACAGTTGTAACCTGCTACATGACATTTATCAAGTGCCTTACCTGCAGTCATCAATGCTCTCATACTTGGCATTACATTTAAATTAGTAATGTGATGAAACAATCTATCTTGTAATTCATAATAGACTTTTTCATCAAAGTCATAGTTCTTAACAAGATGATCTTGCATGTTTGTTAAGTATCTATCTACTGTTTCTGACCACTCTTCTCTTCTGTTTTCTTCAGGTATCCAACGTGCATATCTTGAAAGTGCTATAAAGTTTTGATAGTCTGTAGGTAACTGATTTGCTATGTTTGATTTCATTTATGTATCTCCTCGCTTGTTATTCTAAAATTTCTTACTTCAGCACCTTCTAAATCGTAAAATGCTTCTCTCACAAAATCTTCTATTTCATCGTTTACTTTTCCATCGGCAGGTACAGTATACTCTTCTGTATCTACATCCAATGTAATCATCATTTTAACTCGTATTGTCATTTCTTATCTCTATTAGTTTAGATAGATACCATTGTGCTTTTTTCAAGTCCTCTACTCCATTTTTATAATCATATCTCCAAAGATACTTTAATATATTACCTTGTAGATATGCTTCAAAACCTTTACCTGTACAGGCTTTTATAGCATCTATACATTCAATACCATATTGATTATAATGTGGTGGGTGATTTACCATGTCGGATTGTATTGTCTCACCTTTTTCAAACTCTATTATTTCTTTTATACTTGCTGCCATTATGCATTCCCCTTTGTTTTAAAATTAAAATGTATTACATTACCTTCATGTTTTATTTGTTCTTCAGGTTCTTTTATAAAATCTTCTAACTTATCAGCATACTCTGCATTCTTTTCCATAAATGCAACAGAACTTGCAACAAGTTGGCTTAAATGTAATAAGTCTCTTTTACATTCTACAGGCATTGGATTATCTTTTGAAGATATAATATTTACCTGTAGTCCACCTAGCCAAGAATTATTTTCATCAAGATCAGGTAAAAGTTCTATGTAAAAAGCTGCAGGGTTTTTATCTGTAAAATTTATTGTCATAATTAACTCCTTAATTTTTTTCCTAAAAACTTTATGAATTTAGGATGGTTGTTTTTTCCTTTTTCTTTTAGCCAATCTTCAGGTATGATACGAGTATTATATCTAAACCCATGCTTTATACACCACTGTGCATAAGTTGACTTTGCATTCTTATATAGTTTTCTATTACTGTTTTCAAAAACAAATCTTATATCTAAATCAGGATGTTGCTTCTTTACACATACATGTTTTCTTCTGTCAGCAGTAGTAAACATACCTTTTGTTTCTATTATAATACCATTATCAAGTACAAAGTCAGGGGTATAGGTGCGATAAGCAAGGTCTTCCCATTCTATCTTTACTTTTTCATATAGAAAAGTTACAGAATTATCTTTTAAATATTCAGCAACCTTGTCTTCTAAACCACTCCTATACCCATTTTTACGTGCTATTTGGGTAGCACTATATGCTGACATCTATAACCAATAACGTACAGTAGAACCATAGTCATAGCCAAGTGCTTTCATTTCATCACGCACTAGCTTTTCAGCTTCTTTCTTTTGTTCAATAGCATGACGTAAACCTTCTGTTCTACGTTCACGATATTCTTTTTTAAGTTCAAAGAGTTCTTTCTCTTTTTCCTTAATCATTTCTGCCATTTCATCTATTGTTGTTGTCATACATTGTACTCCTTTCCTTTTTCATAAACATAGGACATCATCTTAGGCTCTCTTGCCTGTGATGCCATCTGTGGTTTCTCTACTAGAGAAGTCCAACATGAAAAGCGAAACTCACAAAAGGTACAATTCTTACTGAGAACTTTGTTACCTGTAGGTTTACCTCTGAATGTTTCATCTTCTGCTTCATAACACCTTTCAAATTTATTTTCTTCAAGACGTTTGAATGTCTTTTTAATTTTATCTATCTCTTCATCAAGGTTTAATGTAGTGGCAGGTATATATTTAAACTCTGCATTGTTTTTATTTATCACCCACCAACCACCAACTTTCTTCTTGGCAGCTTTAGCATAACCTGCTAGTTGTCCTACATAACCAAACGGATCACTACCCTTGATAGTATCAAATGATACAAACTTATTTGTGTAAGACCACATAGATGCAGATTTAATGTCATCAACTGAATCGTTGATAGATAAATCATACGTTCCTTTAATACTGTTGCCCTCTATTTCTAGAGACACCTCACTATTATCGTCTTCGTATTTAACACCTGACTCACGTAGTATCCCTTTGAATACTGCTTCAACGATATCACCTATCATAAAATTCATTATCGTCTTAGCAGGTGGATGTATACGTGAATCAGGTTTGTTTTTTAAGAACCAAAGTTGACAGTAAGGTCTGCCAATGTTGGACATCCTGATACGAAAGTCCTTCTGTTGAGGAGAGAATTGTTTCTTCAAGCTGTCTCGTATGTGTGACACAACCTGCTCAATTGTGTCATCACTCATTGTTGCAGTACCTTTAACTGCCTTATCTAAATATCTGTGTACCTTTAGTTCTTCTGCTGAGTTCATTAGAATGGTACTTCATCATCAACATCAACAAGCTCTGATACCACATCTTTATCAGACTTAGATAGCTCTTCAGGCTTTGCTTTATCATTCCATGCATTGAAGATATAAGAGTTATAATTCTCAATCCATTGCATAAAGTCAGAGAAATGATCTTGTGTGCTATCTTCTACTTCCAACACTTCGTCTTGTAAAGTTGCAGTAGGTAGGTAGTACGCATTTCCGTTAGGCAACTTTCGCTGTTCAGAACCTAACTTAATTTTGTACTGCACAGGAAGATGCTTCCTGCCACCTATTTTAGATATGGGTTCTCCCATAATCTTGAATGCATCTCGGTTGTCCACTTCCCAAATGAATGGCAAGTCTCCAATCTCCATGACATCATTACCATCAGCATTCAGAACTGACCCTGCTGATAGTGTTCCAATCAACACCCTTACTCTTTTAATACTCTTCAAGAGTTCCTTTGTCTTTGCAGGTAATGCTTGATAGTCTTTTACAAAACCTGCTGGTTTTCCACAGTTAAACCCACCCATGTTGTCCTTCAGATCAACATTTAAGTTGTCTGCCATGATAGTCTTAACGTAGAAACCCTTGCCTGACTCAGGCTTGACAAACTTTTTGTACATAAATCTTTGTACATAGGGTCTGATTGTTACATCGTCAGAGTAGAATACACTCTCACTTGCTAAGTCGTCAATTCTATAAGAACCACCATTGACTATAGCAGCTTGAGTCTTTTTACCCTTGACTTCAACCTCACCCATGATAGGTGAGTGTTGTATTTTAAGACGAGCAAGTTGTGCTGTCTGTTTCTTTTGGGTTATGTCTACTCCCATACCCATCTTCTGTGCCATGTCGGCAAAGTTATTTGTATCTATATTCATATAAACTCCTTTCTAAAGTGTTCTAGTTATATCAGGTAACGTCTTTCGTGTCAAGCCAATTATTACCTATTTTTGCTTCTAATACTAATGGTACATTTAAATCTATTTTGAACTGTTTGTCAACAATTATTTTCAATTTATCATTAGTATTTTTTATTACATCAAGTACGCTGTCAACCTCGTCAGGATGTACATCTATAACAATACTATCATGCACTGTATTTACTATACATGACTGCATACCTTGTAATTCTTTTTCAATCTCTAACAACGTAACAGGAACAATATCTGCTGTTGCAAAACTCTGTACAGGAAAGTTCTTTATCTGTGTAAAGTGTGTGGGTGAACCATTAAACCTTCTCTGCACATCAGGAAAAGCAAACGATCTTCCTGATGGTGTCTTTATTCTGCCATCGTTTAGAGCTTCTTTAGCCAATTTGGAATGCCAAAGTGCGATGCCTTTGTACTTTTCCGTGAACTGTCTATAATACGTTGCTTCAGCAGGTGACCTCCCAAACCCTGTAGCTCCGTAGAGTGGTGCGAAGGTGTGTGCTTTCGCTTCCTGCCTACTAATATTTTGACCACCCTCAGAAATAATCTTGGCAGTATAGTTATGTACGTCAAACCCATTGTTTATCTCCATCATTGCTACTTCGTCTTGTGATAAATATGCAGCAGTTCTAAACTCTAACTGTGCAAAGTCTGCTTCTAATATCTTACCACCATCCCATCGTGACACGAACACACGCTTAACAGGAAACGTACCACCTCTTGGCATGTTCTGCATGTTAGGGTCTGCTCCACTAAATCTACCTGTCGCTGTGCGATGTTGTAATAATCTAACGTGTAGCTTTCCGTCAGACTTTATATTACTAGATATACCCTCAACAAATGAAGAGAGGTAACTATCTAATGCAGATAATCTAATAACCTTACCTAAGAAGTTCTCTGCTCTATCCATATTCTTTTGACGAGCAACAGACTTTAGGTACTGTAAACTATTCTTACTTGTAGTAAATCCATTTGCAGATATCCACTTTGCAGTTGGTGGTGTGAAACCCATACCTGCTAACTCAGATGTAGGAATAAACTTATATCCTAATCCATCACACTCTACACATCTATTCTCATTTGCATAAGGTGTGCCATCCTTTCTAGTCTTTCTTATCTTGCCATGACCATGACACACATGACACTGCTCTGCCTTTGTCTTTCTTAGTATGTCTGCTTTAGCATTCATTGCACTACGAAACTCTTCCTTTGGCATGTGAGAGTTGAATGTCATAACCCAATCGTGTTTATCTTTAGGCTTTCTAGAATAGATAAGCCATGATAATTGTTCAGGACTATTTAAATTAATAGGTGTGTCACCCATGAAGTATCTTGTTTCTTTTATTAACTCCTCTTCTATTTCTTGCTTTTCTTTTGTGAAGTCATCACGAACAGCGTCTAATTGTTTTGTGTCCACATTAAAACCTACACGATATATCCTAGCTAGACACAGTGCCACGTCATTAGTAAGATCAACTGTATTAGACAAGTGGCTGTATGTATCTGATGATAGCTTTTTGTATATCTCATTTGCTAACTGCTGTGTAGCATGTAAGTCAGCAGATAAATAATCAGATAACTCATCAGGTGGTATGTCAGCAACTGAATATCCTTTCTTAAAATATTCTTTGAGTGTATCTTGTTTCTTAGTCTCAAGATTATATCTCATTGCACACATCTCCAACGTCAAGGACTCTTTCTGTCCTTCTTGTAGTATGTATTCACCAAGCATGGTGTCAAATACTTTGCCATCATACTTAAACCCACACTCCCATAGCCACATTAAATCGTGAACAATATTATGTCCTATCATTACTGTAGTCTCATCTAGTATAGATTGTATTGTTACAGACGCATTGTCATCACTCATTCTTATAAGGTGTTCATCTCCTGTCTCAGTCAATGCACCTACCATAACTAATTCATTCTTCTCTTCAAAAGGATCAAGGTGTAACTTACCCTCACGCTTTTGTACTGTATTCTCTACGTCAATTACTGTCTTCATTTACTTTCTCCTTATGTTTAGTCATGTATTCTACAGCTTTTTTTAATCTTGTCAAGCTATCTTTGAATCCACCTAGACCTACGTTACAGTGATGGCATAGCCACCCTCTGAACGTGCCTGTCTCATGGCAATGATCTAACACCCAATTCTGTAGTCGTGGTTGGTTATACTTGCCGATCTCCTCTATATCCCTGTCGCATATAGGACATTTATAGTGTTCATTAGGGTGAGGATTTTCTCTTCTTAATTGTGCAACTAAATTAGATTGGTTTCTTATGCAAGTTCTGCATGTTCTTTTTATTTCAGTAGGCTTATCCTTGTTCTCATTTTTATATTTCATTTTATTAAACTGTTCAATTGGTTGTTCTGTGTTGCATTTAATGCATACCAATGTATCTTTAACAACAGGTTTCTGCCTTAATTTAAATCCAAATAAATCCCTCATGCATTGTACCTCGCAATTAAATAGTCTAACTCACAGTGTACACTACCATGCCATCCTGATAATTTATTCTTGACAATATTTAAATGTCTCTGTGCATCCTCTTCTTCTTGCCCTTCTACCTGTGGGTTCTTGGCAATGAGTATCATCAAGTCTGCTTCTGCAGCTTTACCTGTACGGCTACCTTCCATCATGCTTTGATTGAGTATAACTTTACCCTCTGCTTCTGCACTTAACTGTGACATATATAACACAGCACAATCATACTGCTTTGCTATCTGTCTTGCATGTACAGCACACGCTTTCAATGCTTCATCAGGTCTAGCATATCCTTTGTGTGTAGCAAACTTATCACCCATATCAAGCACTACAATGTCAGGTCTTTCTTTCTTGACAGCAGACTCTACCCAACTCATGTCGTAGCCTGTAGTGTCTTTAATAAATATATTCTTACGCAATGGTGCATATATTTCATTAGCTTTTTGCATGTCATTCTTAACTTGGTGTAGATTCATACCTGTACCTGCTGTAAGATATCTTGCACCCACTCTATGAAAGCCCTCTTCATTACAAAGCACAATACACTTAGCACCTTGCTCTGCAAAACCACCCGGACCTGCTATAAGACTAGCATGGAAAGATGTCTTACCTGTATTAGGTCTAGCACCTACCTCTATTAAATGTCCTGCATTGATGCCCTCTACCTTTCTGCATAGTGTAGGTATATTAAATGTCCATCTTGCTTCAAGATCATTCTTGTCTAGCAGGTTCTCAATACTTATATCAGCCCACTCAATATTCATGGTAGGTGTGAAGTCATCACTGTATTGCTCAAGTATATTACGTAGTGGTTCTAAAGAACTCTTAGCACCATTTACATAATCAAAACCTAGATTAGCAATGTCCTCACCAATAACCTGCTGGAAAAGTTTGGATAACACTTCTTGTGCTACATCATCTCCCATAGGCTTCTCACTCTTAACCTGTCTAAACAAAGCACCAAAGGCATTCTTCTGTGCCGTTGTCATGCTTGGGTTACTAGACAAGAACAATGCCTGTACCTCATCAGGTGTCACTGTCCTGCCATACTTATCCATAGCTTTGTCAATGACAACCTTTATCTTTTGTGCATCCTTACTGAACAGTCTGTTAGGACACCTAGCTCCACGATGATCTTCGTAGAACTTCTTACTCATTAAACTTCTTAGTAATGCTAATTCCATATCATCTCCTTCATGTTGTTAATATCAATATCTTCTTCATACTTTATGTCGTCAGTCAATCGCAGTACCATAACAGTACGCACCCAACTTTGCAACTCCTTTCTTATCTGTAAAGTTTTCTGCAATGCATCAGGGTCTAATGCAACCACAACCTTGTCAAAGTTATGACACAGAAATCTTTTATGTTCCTCTAATAGGTTTGTGCCTAATAATGCCACACCTGTAACACCATATTTTGCTACAGTACAAGCACTATAACAATCCTCTACTAACACACAGCTATTGTCACCACCATCTCCACTTTTACCATTCCATGCCACGAAAGGATGTCTACTACTACCATACCTTTTCCATTTAGGTAAACGATTGTCAGTGGATGCACCTATAGCATCTACAATCATACCTTTCTCACTATCTTTAATTACAAAGACTGCTCTGTTTTCTTTTACGTCATGCAAACAATAGTCTTTCCATATCTTTTCTTTCCACGTAAGACCACCAATAGGATTGTCAAACCTATCCTCACGTATAGGCACTACATGTTCAGGCAATACAAAAGTCTCAGGTACAGCGTCTCTCTTTACATTTCTTATTTGTTCAACTGTCATAGGAACTCTTCTACTACCACTAACTGAACAACTAGCTTTATAACAATTAAATAAAATAGAACCCATACTGTTTGTAATAGTAAAAGTATTTTTACCACCACAAAACTGACAGTCCATTCTCTTTGTATTACCTATAGGTACATCATTATCTTGTAGTATAGTATTTATGTCCATGTGTCATCCTTTCTGTTAACAGATTTAATATCATATTTTTAACTTAAAGGCAAGTACCTCATACGTAAATCTTTTCTCAATGTAGGTGCATCATTAATAATTCTTCGTGCTACTTTAGAGAATCTAAATTTAGTATAAGGTACATACTCGCCTTTGATTGGTCTGATTTGTGGTGCAATATAATCTTGAAAACCAAAGTCATTCCTCTGCTGTTCAAGGGTATGCAACAAACCTGCATCCCACTCATCATCTATATCACCCCATGTCCACTTGAATATATCTTTGTATTCTAATCGTGGTGGCTGTAGTTCATAGATAATTTGTGAGATGACACCAACATTTCTGTATTCAAATTTACTGTAAGCATGTTGCAAAAATGCAACAACTTCATCCCTTGTCCAAAGATTAGTATGCACGTTGCCAAGCTGTTTCATCTGAAGACAATACGTAATCTGAATATATATTTGGTTGATCTGTATTAGGATTTTTTGTTGGTGAAAAACTTAGTGACGTGTGTAAGTGATGCACCAACTCTTCCATCATAGCTAAGTCAGATAGCCGTAAGTCTTTACACTCTGAAGCATACTCTACTGCATCCTTTAATTGGTTATGCAGCTTGAGAAACTTCATACGTTGCTCTTCAGTTACTAGTATATCTTTGTTGTCCAAGTTTACCTTGAATTGGTTCTTTGTATCTTTCATAATGCTACTCCTTTCATCCAAGTAGGTTGTTGTGTGTATCTGTATCGTGCAAACCTAGCCTTGTCTACATTGTAGAAAGCACGATACGCTTTGATAGGATAGAACTCATCTGTCTTGAGTTCATCATGCCCACTGAAACACTGTGGGTGTTTGGTAAATACACCACTAGGTATTTTAAATCTACCTAGCCACAAAGCATCGTAGTGTTTAGATGCTCCATGTCCTTTTTTATATCTATCCATATACTCAAATAACATTTCTCTGTATAAACAGAATGCCCATTCATAATTACTTCTAGTCTCCATAGCCCATAGAGTGCATGGATGTTTCTGATGTACAGGTTTGTATAGGTTATGCTCTTCTGCATAGTCAGGTGCATGATGCCACAGTGCAGTGCATAGCATCTGTGCTTCTTCTAATGGCATCTTCACTACGTGTTGGTCACATAAAGATTTAGCAATCTTTTGTGGTGTATCTTCTATAATAAATCTATTCATGTTCACCTCCATTTCCTCTGCCTAGACCACGTTCTTTATACCAATGGTCAAAGTAAGTTGATCTTCGTTTAGCTGTTTCAAATACTGCCACTGTTACTACAATAGCAACGATAAGTATAAGGTGTATGACAGCAGTCAAACCAAATACCCACATACTACCTACCCATAAAGAGAATGCTATGCACCACATCCATGCTAATAGTTGCATGACC